TTCGATTCCTCAACGCATCAGGCGGAGCGCCTTATGTATTGGCCGAGTTGCCCTAAAGATGTTAAATATGTATACCAACATAATGAAGGCAAGCTAATTTCAGTCGATACGTATTTAAGTACATACAGGGACTGGCGTGATACGAGCCTTTGGCCAACATCAAGTAAAGAATCTCAAATCAGACTTGATGCGGCCAAGAAGCAAGGTAACCCATTAGAGAAAAAAGGATTACTGGGCGCCTTTTGTAGGAGCTACAGTATCACAGAAGCCATTCAAAAGTTTCTACCAGATGTCTATGCACCAACGCAACATGAGGACCGTTACACGTATACAGAAGGCAGCTCAGTAGCCGGTCTTGTTATTTACGATAATGACACGTTTGCGTATTCAAACCATGCAACTGACCCTATTAGTGGTAAGCTCGTCAATGCCTTTGACCTTGTTCGCATCCACTTATTTGGTGCCGAAGATGCTGACGCGGATCCGCGCACCAAAGTAACAGACCTACCGAGCTATAAGGCAATGCTTGATTTTGTTAATGAAGACGGCGCCGCGCCTGTACTGCTCGATAAGGAGCGTATGGCTGATATGGAGTTTGAAGATATCACGGACGAGGATGAAGACTTTCTCGAAAAACTTAAACGTGACCGCCGTGGTACACCAGAGTCTGACGTATTCAACTGCTTAATTGTTCTTAAATATGACCCGGCGTTAAAAGGTAAAATCCGTCTTGACGAATTTGCGCATCGGTTAGTTGTAACTGACGATTTGCCGTGGCGTGGTAAGGACGAGACGCCATACTGGACTGATACGGACGATGCGTGCTTACGTAATTACTTCGCTACGAAATACCTAATTAAGGGTAAAGGCATTATCGATGATGCTCTTCAGGAAGTAACACAAGCTAACAAATTCCACCCTGTGCGTGAGTACCTAACAGGTTTAACCTGGGATGGTGAATGTAGAGTTGATACCCTCTTTATCGACTACATCGGTGCCGAAGATACCGAATACATTCGAGCGGTTACTCGTAAATGGATGTGCGGAGCTGTAGCACGTGTTATGGTGCCTGGTATCAAGTTCGATACGGCGATTGTATTATACGGCTCTCAAGGTCTCGGTAAATCTTTAATTTTAGAACGCCTAGGCCGTAAATGGTTCAATAATTCGTTGGTTGATATCAAGACCAAAGATGCCCTTGAACAAATCCAGGGTTCTTGGATTAATGAACTCGCGGAACTGGCGCCTACCTATAAGAATGATAATGAAATCGTAAAGGCCTTTATCAGCCGTACTTCCGACCGGTTCCGTTCACCGTATGGCAGGCGTACCGAAGAGTACCCCCGTCAGTGTGTATTCGCAGGTTCTACTAATAATCTCATGTTCCTTAAAGATCGTACCGGTAACCGCCGATTCTGGCCAATCACAGGCGACAAAGATCGTAAGACGAAAAACGCCTGGGACATAACGCAAGATGACATCGACCAATTATGGGCGGAGGCTTACTACTACTGGTCTAACGGGGAATCGTTAGTACTCGAGGGAGACCTTGAGGAAGAAGCCCTAAGAATCCAATTATCACACACAGAAGGTGGCGAACTCGTAGGACTCATTGAAGAATATCTTGAAATGCTACTTCCTGAAGATTGGGAGTCGCTTGATATCTTTGATAGACGCGATTACATCAGAAATTATGGCGATGACGATCATTGTGGTTCAGTGCAGCGGGAGCGGGTGTGTGCCCTTGAGATATGGTGTGAAGTGATGGAGGGGGACAGGAAGAACCTGCAGAACGCAAAGGCTAGGGAGATTACAGACATACTTCAAGCAATGCGAGGATGGAACCCTTATACAAAGGGAACTGGTAAAGCACGGTTTGGCAGGCTTTACGGCCCACAGAGAGCGTTTGTAAGGGAAGGTACAGACCTTCTATCAATCTATAAACGCAATCACGAAAAGTAGGTGTGTCCAATTATTTGAGGTGTGTCCAATTATTTAATAGGTACAAATGTTTGTAAAAATATTTATTCAGCCCTATACATTGATAAATTTTAATATATGGTAATAATTGGACACACCAAACACGTCCGGACACACTAATCGGACACGGGCAAAAAGCAGATAACTTCTAATCAAATTAATAATATGTGTCTAGTGTGTCCAATTATTTATATAAAAAATAAAAAATAAATATATGAATAATCGTATGTATACGTATACACGTGAAAAACGCGAATACGCGTATATATATATTCTGGCAAAAAATCGGACAAATTGGACACACCCCCCCCATAAACCCAGTAGCCACGTGGGTTCGTAGGCGTGTCCGAGGGTGTGTCCAATTATTAAATGAGAATGAGGTGAGAACGTGGAAAAAGATATCGAGCGTTGGTTGGGAAATCAACTCAAAAATCTGGGGTGCATATATATGAAATTCGTATCGCCGGGAAATGACGGGGTGCCTGATCGGATTGTAATCTTACCGGGGGGCTTAGTCGTGTTCGCTGAACTAAAGGACGAGAAAGGGCGATTAAGGCCCAACCAACGCGTGCAGATAGAACGAATGCGAAAGCTGGGCGCTAGTGTTTCTGTAGTTACCGGTAAGCCTGGGGCTACATTGTTTATTGATGATATAAGAAGGGCGATTCATGAACTTTCATCCACACGAATATCAAAAAATAGCAATTCAAAGAATCATTGACCATACACACTATGGGCTGTTACTTGATATGGGATTGGGCAAGACCGTTTCTACATTAATCGCTATCGAGCAGTTAATGTATGATCAATTCGATATTAAGAAAGTGCTGCTTATTGCACCTAAGAAAGTAGCCGAATCGACCTGGATGCAAGAGGCTAATAAATGGAGTGAAACAAGCTATTTGAAGATAGCATCTGTACTAGGCCCTGAAAAGGACCGCATCAAAGCCCTTCAAAGTGATTCTGATATCTATGTGATGAATCGTGAGAATGTGCAATGGCTGTATGAGTATTATCATAAGAAGCCGTTCCCTTTTGACATGTTAGTTATTGACGAAAGTTCATCGTTTAAGAATCCACAGGCTAAACGATTTAAGGCGCTGCGTAAAATGAGGCCTTTCTTCAAACGAGTAGTCATTTTAACTGGTACACCGGCACCGAATACGTTAATGGATGTATGGGCGCAAATGTATTTGTTAGATGGCGGTGAACGACTAGGTAAAACCCTTACTGAGTATCGATTACGATATTTTACCCCCGATAAAACAAACGGGCATATCGTCTACAGCTACCGTCTACTACCAGGAGGAGATAAAGCTATATTCGGTAAGATGCAAGATATCTGTATGAGCTTAAAAGCAAAGGATTACCTAAATCTTCCGGAACGTATTGAAAACGTAATCACGGTAGAAATGAGTCCCAAGGAGTATGGGCTATATAGAATAATGGAGTACACTCACGTATTGAGTCTAATAGATTCAGACGACGTGAGCGCTTTGAATTCAGCAGCACTGACAAGTAAGCTATTACAACTGGCTAACGGGGCTATCTATACAGATGATGGAGAAACCATTATCGTCCACAATGAAAAGGTTGAGCGCTTGAAAGAATTGGTAGAAACAAATGAGGGAAAACCGATGTTAGTATTCTACAATTTCAAACATGACCTGCAAGCGATTAAAGAGGCCTTTCCAAAAGCTGTCGAATTAAAGACCGACGATGATGTAGCTGAGTGGAACAAAGGAAACATTCAAATGTTACTGGCCCATCCCGCGTCGGCTGGATACGGGCTAAACCTTCAAGCTGGTGGCAATATCATTGTCTGGTATGGATTAACGTGGAGCCTAGAGCAATATCAACAGGCTAACGCAAGGCTTCATAGGCAAGGCCAAACGCAACCCGTGATTATCCATCATCTAGTAACAAAAGGGACGATGGATGAGCAAGTGATGAAAGCCTTAGAGCGCAAGGAAGTAGGGCAAGATGCACTACTCGAAGCCATTAAATATCGTAAAGAGTTGTATAAGGAGTAAAACGTTATGCAAAAAAAATGTAGAAAGTGCGGTACGAAGTTTACGGTTAAGACTTCGGAAGATTATTGTCCGGAGTGCATGGAAGTTATGACGCCTCCGCCGGCAGGTACTAAATTAGAAGTTAGAGAATGCGAAGGCTGTGGAGAGCCGTTTGAATATTTTAGAAAGCCACAGGGGCGACCACGTAAATATTGCCCCGATTGTGCAATTAAATTCTGTCATAAATCCAAGAAGGAAGTTGAGGAGGAAGCAAAAATGACTACAGTAGACAGTAAAGAGACAGAAGAAAGACAGAAGGAAGACAGTAAAAAGTTAACTGTGTATGTGCCAACTGTTGCAGATAAGGATAAACTGTATGGCAATATTGAACATGATGCCGTGAACCACCCATCGCATTATACGAGAGGTAAGATTGAGGTGATTGACTTTATCGAAGATCAACAGCTTACAAAACCT